CCCAATGCCCTGTTACTCTTCTCAACCTCGGTAACAAGCTTTGCTGAGTTTGCCTCAATATCAACAAGTAATTTAACATTACCCATTATTTTCCCTATTAACTCAAATCAAGCGGTGGTTCTTGAATATCCCTCTTTCGTGCCATAAAAATAGCTTTCATAGATGTGTCTAAAAAATCTCTCATCCTATTTACCGCTTCTTGTTGCTTCGAAATTACTGCTGGTCTGAGAAATGGTCTTGCAATCTTGCGAGGAATGACCACTTTCTTACCAAAGAACTTTCCGGTTTTGGGATCAAACAAGACCTTCTTTCCAGTGGTTCTTTTTCCCCTTTTACCGGCAATTACTTCATGCACCCTTGTCCCAAATTCCTTGAATATCACCTGCCAGTGCTTCTTCTTTATACCAACGCTCATCGCCGCCGCTGTTGCCCCACTCCAACGCCTCTTTTTAGGGATTCCAACCCCGATGTAACCCTTGCCCTTCCCCAAGTTGCGTTCGGCCTCCTTTTTGATCACATTCGCCGCGGCCCTAACAGAACCCTGCACGAGCTTCTGCTGCAACTTTGGAGACACAAAGTTCTGCATCGAATTCATCAGTTCCTTTAATCCTTCAACCTTTACCTCAATTTCCACTAACTACCCCCTACTCTTTCTCTTGGCCTTCATTTGTTCTACCCCTGCACTTGCCTCACGAGCAAGATTTAACTTTTCCAACTCCTCATTCTCAATTTGGAAATAGGCGATCCACTCAGTAAGCAACTTTGATGACATTCCCCTCATCACCTCATCCACGTTCCATATCCTGAAATGTTTGCATAGGCGGAAAACTGATAACCGAGTCCCCCGCCGTCTCAGTTTTTTACGGCATCCTTAATATCCTGATCCCCAAGGCCTGACTGTGACTGTGCTTCAGTGAAAAGATTATTTAAAACCCTGGCACTCTTTTTGCCCAGGGCAATCACATCCTCTGGCTTAAAGAGAAGCACTCCTTTCTCATCGCACAGGGTCATAGATAGAAGTCTTGCCCTGATATTCTTCAGGTTCAATTTCCGGTCTTTCCCGTCTCCCACAAACAAGAACTCCTCAAACTCATCCCTTTCCTGAGCGTTAAGTCCCCGGATACAGACCGTGCCATCCCACTCAGGAACTTCAACTTCCTTAATGGGCAGATCCACGACTGCAAGAATAGAGTCTCTGGTCAGAATATTCTTTCCCATAAATACCTTTCCTCCTTTTTAATTTTGATTATTATGCGGTCGCTCTTGTCAAAGTCGTTCCCGCCGCGACAACCTTAAACTTCAAGGTTGCCAGATCTCCGACTGTCCCACCGAAAGGAACACTCTCAATAATCCCAGTTCCGCTGTATGATGGATTGCCCACACCAATGACTCCAGCATCGGGTCTCCATGTTATCACAATGGTAGTTCCCGCAAAGGCAACCGTCCAGAGATCCTCATCAATCCCTTCATCGGTATAGTCATTGATTAACTCAATGTCGAAAGACCAGTCGGCAATCCCTTTTTTTCGAGACTTTCCGGTCATCGACATTGTGGTGTTCTCCAACATATCCGGATTAAAATTAACCGTGACCGATCTCACCAGGGCTGAAACATCCCCGATGGGTGCTGCAAAAACCAGACTGCAATTTGTGTAAACATATTGGGCCATCTCTCCTTACCTCCTTAAAGTTAGATTGTTAAGCTCAAACAATACATAGATTTATACAAAACGTAAAGGTAGCCGGTGCCCCTCCAACGGTATATGATACTCGCCAAAACGTATCGGCCACGTCTGCCAACGGGCCCACCTTTGTAAGGTGCTGATAGGTCTCCAACCCACCGGCCACCTGGGTAAAGGTGATCTGGGTGGTGGGGCTTCCAAATCCCACCAGGGTGTCACTCTCCACAATGACATCGAGTGTATCGCCCGCCGCCCCCGCATCGGTAACATGAAGATAGGCGTGCATCGTTTTGGTGGCGACTTCCACCGTCCCTAAGTTGAGGATATTGCTCGCTCCTGTTTCTGTTACCGTCCCATCCAGCATCAGCGTCCCCCGATGTAGGGGAGCGTTCGCCCCCTCGATCTTGACGGTATATTTCAGCATCTCGCCCACCACCCCACCGATTGAATATTCGGCCCCCTGGCAGTCGAAGGAGTAGGCCACTGAACTCAGGGTTCCGGCCAATCCCTCCGGGCTAAAGGTGATGGGGACATTCTCAGTGGTGAAGGGAACATGCAATGGGGCCACCAGGATCTCCGTGTCGTTCATGAACCCCTCAAGCTGGGCGTCGATCCGATGAAGCCCTGCCTTTCGACCCTTGCCCGTGTTACCAAAAACCGTGTTGATCAGCATCTCCCTCCCCGCATCGTAGGCAAAGGCATTGGTGTATCCAGCCAAGTTGTATTTGCCAAGCCAGAACTTACACGCCGTGAGAACCTGCTGTGCCATCTAACCACCTCCATCATGTGTGAAAGATTTGAAATGTTATCACCGACCGATAACTTTCGCTTGTTTCATCAAAGTCGTCATATTCGGTTTCAATAAGAGAATCTTTTACTACTACGGTGTCATAGGTTCCCCGCCATCTCTGAAATAATCCTTTGATGAGATCAATAATAACTCTCATGGAAGTCAACGAATTTGCCCAGACAGACATTTCGATCCTTGATTCCACCAGGTCACAATCAACTCCCATCGCATGGTGCCGAAGACCCGACTCTCTGAAAAAACTAATAAATGGAAGCGTTGCCTCTTGTGGAATCGTCAGGGGATAGATATGATTTCCCACAAGGGCATAAAGGTCTGCCGACGCAATCAACACGCTAAAAACGGCGTGTTCAATCTCCGTGACGATTCCAGAAATCGTTCCACCAAGAGGTTCTTCCCCACCTAATCCGCCCATTTAAACTGCCTCCGTGCAGAATAAAATTAAAGAAACATTTCTTTCACCCTCGTTCAAAATTGCATTAATATCGAAAATCTTCTCCCCCCACTTAATGCGGTGATATGGTTTTATGTTTGCCTGGTATCGTATCATGATCTTATGACTGATTGAAGATTGGATCTGCTGTGCGGCAAAATATTCCCTTCCACCCAATGGGTCAATCGATGCCCATGCGTAAGCAAAGGCGTCCCAAGTCACAACCTCTTGGCCCATCATGTCTCGGTGGGCTGTTTTTACCTGAATCTCAATTTTATGGCGAAGGAGTCCTGCCCTAAGCATCACCTCACCTCACGCATGTCCAAACTTTTTTGGGCCATAAGAGTCTTTCAACCGTGTGCAGATTCTGGAGAGGCTGTCCTTGGATGACTGGCTCTCTGTTCTCGTAAAGCTCCGCCACCTGAATCAGGATGGCCTGAATGATCTGCATAGGAACATCAGAGGGGTCATCCCCATATCCACATACGAACTGGATTGCAATCGGGTTCTTGGGACACAACAGGCATGTCGGCCAGGATGAGGCTGTGGTCAGGATAAGCCTTCCCCTGCTTGACACCGTGTCCACCAGATAATAGATTGAGTCCGTCGGGGCGGTGACTCCCGCATCCGTGATGATCGTGATCGAAGAAATGGACTGAAGCGGTGGCTTAGGCATCTCGATGTAGTTCTCGCTCGGAAAGGCGTCGAGGTAGTATTTCCAAGTCTGGGTGATCAGTGCCCGATCAAGAAATGCCTCCGTGTAGTCCCTGACCGCCCTGATGAGGGTCTCAATATAAGCGGTCGAGGCTTCATCAATCTCCGAGTCATAGGAATTGATTCTCAGGTGCTCAAGGACCTGCTGATAGGTGACGGGCTCCTGGACCGCATCGGTGATCAGTTCTAATGGCATCAGCCCTCCTCCACTTTTTAAGTGATCGTAAAAATTCCCGCCACATTCCAGGTGATGGTCAGATCCCCTGCCGTCATATCCACGGGCCCGCCGAGGTCAACAAAGGCAACGCAATCTTTTCCAGCATCAGTGAAATTATAGATGATCCCCCAGAAAGCATCGACATCATTCCCAGGGTCTTGTGCCCATGTCGGATTCGTGGCCGAATCAAAGGTCATTACCCCTGCTGCCTCCGTCACCAAGGCGGACAAAGCTCCCAAGTTTGTCCCATTGGTGACATATGTTCCACCCGCACCCACTTCAGTAAAATCTCCTATTACTGGAGTCGCAAAGCCCGCTGTAGGCGTCGCTGTGTTGTCACAAATTGCACAGTAAAAATCATCTGTGCTCGCCCAGTCTCCATCCAGCATCTTAGCCTTTGCCTCTTCAAAAACTACCACGTCTCCCCTTGCCATTTTACACCTCCCCTAATTTATTATATGAATTAACACTCCTCAAACGTTATCTTGTTTGTCGTGCCTATACACGCCGCAAACGACAAGACCTCCGTTGGCGCCGGACATGCCGAAAACGAAAGGGCATTTGTCGGACTCGGACACGCCGCAAATGACAAGGACTGACTATATTTTACATTGGCTCCATGCTCCGCAAGAATCATGGCGCTGTAATTGGCCAATATATTATTGTTTACATTGACCACCGCTGAAAAAGCCGCAAGTAATAAAGCCTGGGTGGTTGCTAAGACATTAACGTCTCCCCCTGCCTCTACGGTTGCAACATTCTCAGTTATAATCAGATTATCAACACCAGCCCCAATACTTATGTCTGCTTTTATGGATGCCACATTTTCGGTTATGGCTAAGGCATCAACACTGGCCGCAATGCTCACATTTAATTTCACAGAGGCCGCATTTTCAGTTATCACCAATGCATCGATGCTGGCCGTAATGCTTGTGTCTGCCTTTATGCTGGCAGCGTTTGCGGTAAGTATTAAGGCGTCGGTGACTGCCTGGACATCAACATCTCCCCCCACTTCCACGGTGGCATTGTTTTCTGTGATGATCAGGGCATCAACGCCAGCTGCGATGGAAATATCGGCTTTTATGATGGCATCGTAGGTTGAAATTGAAAGCGCACCTGCTATGGCTGCCACGCTTACATTAAGATTTACCTGTGCCACATTTTCGGTAATAGCCAGAGCATCGATACCAGCTTGGACATTCGTCTCAGCATTTATTCCTGCTTCATTTTCGGTTAGGATTAAACCGTCGGTGGTTCCAGAGACCTCAACATCCCCCCCCGCCTCATTAGCAAGGTATGTTACCGCTACTAAACTCGTAGCTCCACCAGCAGACAGTAAAACCAAAGTATCATAATAGGAATTGTTGACCAGAGAAAGAGTGCCAGAGGAAGTCTTTATTCCGGTTTCGTTTGAAAAAGTGATAGCAGCTATGCTTCCAGTTTCATCTACGCCATCTTTTCTTAAATTAACAACGCAAGTGTTCCCTGCACCTTGAGCAGTAAAACAATAAGCGAGCAACTTCTTTAATGTGCAATCGCTCCTTCCGTAGGTATAGGTATTGGATTCCGTTGCGGTTAGTCCTCCATTCTGACCATAATACCCCGACAAACCGTGAAATCTATTGCTACCAGCACTCGATGGAGCCGGTCCGCTTGCCATCAGAGGATATTCACCTGACGTGTCAGGAGTACAACAGATACCCCATCTTGCTGCAAAGGTAGATGCAGGAGAGGTTCCAGCGTCATCACATTCTATACTAATCAAATCACCTTCGGCGAATGCAATCGACCCAGTCCATGTTCTCGTAAGCGAGGCAGCATCCGCATTAGTAAATGTCACCGTGGCAGCGGTAGCAACCCCATTTTTCATTACCGTGAACATTTCTGAATTGTCCACCCCGACAGCTACCGAACGGCAAAAAGAAAAGGCTGTGAGGGTACATGCGGGCATGATTTGTTTATGCTGATTTTCTGATGTTGTCCCATATGCATTTCCGTTAATGGCAAGATATTTTTTTACCCCTGCGGTTGATGTTGTTCCTCTGTTTCTACTCCCTACTGTAAAATCTCCCCCAGAAGTAGGCTCAAACTCGCAAATTATGGCAATCTTTGGGGTAGCGGTTGGGCTACCACTTGGAGTTACCTTAAATCCTATATGATCTCCCGCAGATACAGCATACTCATTTGCCCCACTATTTCCGCTTGTTGCTGGATCGGTAATGGCTATTGACCAAGCTGCATCACCAGGGGTTGGATTTGATTCACGCAGGACAACTGTATATGTCCCACCCCCTCCAGGAGCTTCACTAAGCCAAACATATACGTTTCGGATGATACCTGCTTGTGGAAAAATACAGGATGCTTCTGTGTCTGGCATCTGCCCACCACCAGTCGGTCCAACATATCTTGCAAGGGTGGTGGACAAAACATTATTGTTAAAACCGCTAAGAAGCTTTTGAATCATATTATTTCTCTATCGTTTTCTCGCTGATCCTCACTGAAAATTTACACCTAACGTTGTTGGCCTTGCAGGTGGCACGAGATCATATGCTCGATTGGCTGCCTCTGCCATACCTACGGTTAACAGTATTGCCAAGATAACGAGAATGAGTTTCATATTCCCTCCGTGAGTCGTGAGCCGCAAGAGCGCGAGGAGTTGATTTTACGCCCAACCCCTCACGCCTTACGCCTTACGGTATTTGTTACTTCCTCTTAAAGATCAACTGCACCATCGGGTTGTAAGTCACGGCCCCGGCGACGATGTTGATCCCGATTAACGCTTCATCGGCTATTGCTCCACCGCCAAAAGGGTCTGTTAATGCTGTTTGACCCGTTTTATAATCGTATCCTGCCCCCCCCAGAAGTTGCATAATTTATACTTGTAGTTGTGGCTGTATTATCTAATTGAACCCCTATCCAATAAGGTGTACTTGGATCTATTGCCCAACTAAGTCCTGTGACTTTTTTCCAACCAGCACCTAACCCTTTTGCATTAACTATTGATGAATAAAGCAGAGTTCCAGCTTCACCAGGAACAACCGCCCCATCGGCAGCATAAAGACCGACTTCAAAGTTTGCTTCTTTTGTTGCGTTATCACACCACCAACCAACCTCGGTTATCACATTATTTCCCGCTGGACTTGTATCTTTAGTGACCTCTGCATAACTATCCACAGTCCTATTCGTCCCAGCAGGATCATCAGTGGGGGACGCTGCACAAAAGCCAGAATTAGTTCCTAATACGACTGCCATATTATTTTACCCACCATTCCCGTCTTATGGTTGTAGCCCAATTCCACCAGGAGAACCTGGTGCTGGTGGTCGTGGATAATCGAAAGGGACAAAACTTGAGCATAACTCCCCCCATACCGGATCGTTTTTACAAGCCGCAATCGTGACAGAGGTTATCCCTACCGCAGAAGGGGCTACATCCATCCTGACGCTTCCATCTGCCTGTGCGGTGACAGGGGATATAATCCATGCTGGCCCCGTGAGTCGATAATGTGTAACTCCTACTTGTGGATCGCATCCGAGGAATGGAGCCGCATAAGAGATACTCCAACCCAACAGGACTGCAATCAGAATTGCTGATAAAAATAGAATGATTCGTTTCATAAAAATTACCTCCTAAAAATTAAGGGGCGATCCACGAGGGGAAAGGAGGAAAAAAAACCTCGCTTCACGCCCCCGTGGAAATTATCTTGTCGCCTGCCAAACCCTAATGTAATCAAGTAGCATCGTTCCAAGACCGGCATCAGCATTCTTGGTCAAGAAAGCAACCGGCTGAAGCGTATCGGCCACCAAACTGTCAAGGGTAAAAGTAGTCCCAGTTGCAACCCCAACACCATCGATATAGAATTTGATGTCAGCGATGTTTGTGATGTCAATTTTATAAACATGATAATCAGTCGCAAGGACTGTAACGCCAGTGGCCACGGCATGTTGGGCGCCAGCAACATTGTCATCACAGTTGATCGTGATGATTCCACTGCCATCCGCCGTGAAGACACATTCTTTTAGATAATCTTCAGCGGAACAAATCTGCTTGTCATCCACCTGAGCTTCTCCAAGAAACCCCCAGTGAGCCTCCGTCAAGAGGGTGGGCAGGACAGACAGCCTGAGACGAGCCTCATAAATCAGTCCCTTGGTCGGATCCCAGTCTAAAGAGTTTCCCGCTGCTAAAACTCCCGACTCCTGCTGCGTTACATCAGCCGTAAAGGTTAAGACGGCATCCCCAATGTTCACAGCCTGCGTGTCCTCATTTGCCGTAGAGGAGTAAAGCCATTTGTCCGTGTTGAGGGTGTCTCCCTCAAAATCCTCGATCAATACCCTTGGAGCCACCGGTCGAACCGTCTCGTAGGTCGTCCCATCGTAGAAGGCCAACTGGTTGCCCCGCCATTTTGCTCTTGTCGCTCCCATTTTTCGGCCTCCTTATCTGGTCGCCTGCCAAATTTTGACGTAATCGATTTGAACAACACCGAGACCAGCTCCAGCGTTTTTCTGAGCAATCATGGCTGGCTGCACCAGAGGACTGGCAATGTCGTCCATCATCACTGTAGTTGCCGGAATGACCTGAACCCCATCGATGTAGAACTTCACATCTGCGTCGTCAGTGAAGTCGATACGGTAAATATGAAATACTCCAGCAGCAACCGTGATTCCAGTCGTAACAGCCGTAGTCTCATTTGTAGCATCATCGGTGTTGATCCTGCATAATCCATCACCATCAAAGGAAAACACGGCATGTTCGGCAACATCATCGGCAGATGAAATTTGTTGCTGATCAACAATCGCTTCCCCGAGGACTCCAAAGTGCATTTCAGCTTCATCCGTAGGAAGGGTTGCGATATTGATCCGATATTCAATGATCAACCCCTTGGAAATGTCCCAATCCAGGGAGTTCCCGGATGCTCCAATATCTGCTTCCTGAGCTTGGGCAGCGGCAGTTAAAGTAAGGACCGCAAACCCGTCTGCCACTGTCACTGTTGGCGGAGCAGCCCCTAAAAGATTCGCCAACCAAACATCCGTATTGAGCGTTTCACCTTCAAAGTCGTCAAAGAAATATCTTGGCGCCAAAGGTAAACAGGTTTCAAAAGTTGCTGAATCATAAAACGCAAGTTGGCTCCCTCTCCATTTTGATTTCGTTGTTCCCATCTTAAACCTCCTGCTTCACTAAAGCCGATGCTTGTAGTGCCGTCCTCAGCAGACGGATAGTTAAAGGTTAAAAGAAATTGGGTGAGGATTGCTCCCCACCCCGAATTGCTTAATCAGCATAAACGGTCGCCATTGGCGAATAGCGATCAGGAATGAGAATTGCAAATGATCCGCCGCTGTTCGCAGCGCCGAGGTCTGAAAAGTTAATACCCACACAATCAAACCCACCGGCCACGTCCATGTCTCTTTCTGGAACGATGTCAATGACGTAAAGCTTGTCCACGCTCTGATCCGCGCTGCAGGTGAGGACACCAACCGCCGAAAGAGCGCCTTTGGTTAAAAGGTTGCTGGATGCCCACGCAAGCTCGGCATAGTAATAGGGCACTGCTACTGCAAAAGCCTTTTCACCTGTGCCGGTCGTGGTTCCCGCCCCAGCGGTTGCCTGTTTCAAGGTAAGGGTATGAACGGTTGCATCGACTCCCTGATGGATAATGCAACACAAGAAGCATCTATGGACACCCTTCAGGGAAATGAAAGTGCCATCTCTGGTTCCGTCCATTTCAAAACTTGCTAATTTTGCGATTAAATTTAATTCTGGGTGAAACATAGTTATTACCTCCTTAGTGAGAGGGTGACTAACCCCTTGGGTTGGCGGGGGAGAAATTAATCTCCCCCACACAGTTGGTTTAGGTCTTTCTGTGGCATGGGATACAAAGACTAAAAAGATTTTCATCACTCAAATTATTCTTATCATGATCAATGTGATGAACATCTAATCGCTGTCCATTTTCTTCTTCAGTCTTTCCACATGCTTTACATCTTCTTCCATCTCGATCTCTAATTCGTTCTTTAAAAATTGTGTTAAACTCAACTGGATATGGAACAAAACTAATCCCATTCTTCCATGTTGCACTATTTTCTCCAACGGATTGATTGCGCACTTCTGGGATAGACCATGTTTTTAAATTTGTTTCCCTTATTTGTCTTTTTGTTTCCTCCGAATGCTGATAACCTGCTCGGCCATCAATCCGTTTTTGAATTAGTTCAAGAGATTGTTTAATACCAATCTTTTTGCTTCTGATTTTTTCAATTGATTCAGAAGTATGGTGCTTTCTATACATTCCATGATTCTCGCCGGATAACTGGGGACAAGATTTACCTTTATTCCAGGCAACCTGCCCTCTATGACCTTCTGACGTTTTCAATTTTACTTCTTCTCGATATTTCGGCGTCCATTCGGATCTTGCTTTAGCAGCCCTTTTCAACCATTGTTCATGACGTTCTACAGTCCATTTTGATTTGGTTTTGGAAGCAGATTCCACTCGTTTCCTAATCTGTTCTGGAGTCTGCTTCCTTCCCCAATTCTTATGAACGCCGTAAGGTGAAATAGACGCAAAACACATTTAACCGTTCCTTAACTCCTACTTGCCAGCGTGACGAAGGGCGATTGCGTAGCCGTGGTCGCCTGTTCTGGAGTAAGAACTGTGCTCCAAGCGGGCTGACCGTCAATCCGCATCACGAACCGATAGTAGGTCTGGTCGGTGATGAAGCCATAGTGCATTGAAACAGCCTCCTGAACCCCACCCTTTTCGATCAGGATATACTCTCCGAAATCGGCAAGGATGATGTCGCCGGCGTCTCCAAGCTTGCTGCAATAGTTGCAGGGGATAACCGGACGGCCAAAGAGGGTTCCATACGGGGCAGCGCTTGCCCCACCGGGAGGCATGTAAACGGGTGAACCACCTACGCCAACCGTGATGCCCATTCCGTACAGTTCAGGTTCAATGGATTGGTTAATTAACCAAATTGCATTTGTTCTGGAATCAGCATACACTCTACTCCACATGTTTTTGATATTCTCGTAAACGATAGTATCTGCAGGCTGACCGATTTCCTTGTCCACCGTCACGAGGCATCCGCTGTTAAGAACGCCCAGGGGCTGGCCTGCGCCAGTACCTCGGATGATCTGCTTCTCAGCCTCTTTCACCAGCGCTCGGTTTGAACCAAGCCGGATGAAAGCCTCAAGGGCCGTGGCATCCGCCAAAAGCTCATCGGTTGTCGGAACAACAGCGATCAATTTCTTGAGTTTTAACAACATCGCCTTCAGCTTGGGGCTGGAGGGAGTCTTTGTTCCCGCCTCACCCAGCCAGTAAGCGATGATTCCGCCGAAGATTCCGGAAGATTCAGTATCATCTGCCGCCACGGGGATGGAGATCGAATTACTGTTAGCTGAGATAGGCATTCTTGTTACACGTTGAAGAATCTGCCCGGTAGAGAACATTTTTGTTTTGATTTCCGATGCATAATCCTGCTGCACTAAGAAACCACCATCCGAGGGGATGTTCTCGCTCATCCCGGCAGCCGCACGCAAAAGCCTTCGATCCAAACCACGGGAAGGATCTGACGCCCTCATGACGGCGATGAGCTGTTCTCCGAAGGTGTTGAACCGATTTTCCTTCGACGGAAGACCCGGGAACTTGGCCTGAAGCTCATCGATATGAGGAAGAAGATCAGGCTTAACCCCATCCCTGGCAGGCTTGTTCAGCTTATCATGCACGTTTGCCTCCCTGATGCATGTCTCAAGGTTCACCTGAAAATTTTCCAGGTCTGCCACAAATTCATTCACCTTGTTCACTTCTTCCAAGGTGAGCTGACGATTTTCAGCGTCTCCCTTGGCCCTAATCGCATTGATCTCGGCCTTCCGAGAGTCGATCAGCCTCTGTAACTCTTGCACCCTTTTTAACATTTTATTTACCTCCTAAATTTTTAGCCACGGCAATGTCGTAGCGTTTCCACAGATCAATTATGTTAATTGCCTGTGGATCAAAATTTTTAACATTGGGATCAATAATGTCTACCGGAACGTTGTTGACCAATAAAACTCCCTCTGCGCTCCGTGAATAAACGGAGGTCGAAAGATATACCGGAGAGGTCACTATACTTATTTCCTCTAATCTTCCCTCATCAATCACCTGCAAGTAAGTGCCACCGGCCATTCTTTCGTAATGAGCCGAACCATTAAACTTAAAACTCATAGAGGAAATATCTCCCCGTTTGATAGATGTTTGAAGATCCCTTGCCCATCCGACATCAGGAGGAACGTTTTCAAAAGAAACTCCTTCATCATTCTCAGTCAAAGTCAAAGTTCCAGCCCTCTTTCGGCCCAAAATATACTGCGTGTTATGTTGCCATAGAAGTTGAATGTCATCTTCTGCAACAGACCTCTTAAAAGCTCCTACAGCAATCTTCTCCTTGATCAGTGGACTCTCGGGAAGTGGCGCATTAGAGATTTTATTGTAAGCCACGGCCAATCCAGTGATCGAAGGGAATTTTCCATCAAAACTCATCCTCACAACCCCCTCAACTGTCCGTTCATTCTTTTCAAACATTATTCCTGTCATCTCTCTTCTCCTTATGCCTCAACCTGGGCCTCTTCTTCTTTCTTCTTAGCCTTGGCTTTTTCAAGAAGTAGCTTTTCAGCCTCCAGGTCTTTTCCGTTTCCCGCCTGTCCAAGCTCGGTCATGTTCATGGGCGACAGATATTCGTCTCCACCCTCTTTCACCTTTTCCATGTTCTCAAGCTCTCGGATGTCGTTGACCGAAAGCCAGCCCCATTGCCTCCCTGCGGTGTAATAAGCCGTTCTGGTGGCCGTATCTCCCCTTAAAAGACCCTCCACACGGTGTTCTGCGGTGATTTTTTCCTCAAAAATGAGCTTCGTCTTGATGGCCTGCTCGATTCTGACCAGCCAGGGCCTCAAGGTGTAGATCACAAATTCCAAGGATTGCTGCTCGATGTTGTTGTTGGTGGATCGCTCCAGGTCGAAGATCATGTGCGGAGGAATGTTGAACCAACGGGCAATCTCGGCAACTTGAAACTTGCGGGATTCCAAGAACTGAGCATCTCGTGCCTGCACCGAGACGGGATTAAACTTCATCCCCTGCCCAATAATACCAATAAGCTGTGATCGGCTCACCCCTCCATACATCCCATACCAATCGTCCCTAATCTTCTTTCTCTCTTCAGCATCGACAATCCCAGGGATTTCCAAAAATCCCGAAGGGGTTGCATTGTTAGAAAAGAACCTCGATGAATATTCCTCATAAGCAAGTCCGCAGGCAATCCCTTCTCTGGCAAGAGAGATCACTGAATAGCCCATCAGCCCGTTGAACCCCAGGCCAGCGATATGAAGGATCTCCCAGGGTGGAAATTTCACCACATAACCACCCTCACCTACCCCAGCAGTCATGGTATATTCGTAAACCAACAGCCCATTGGAGTCTGGGCGCTTCACCTTCATCCGGGAAGGGTCAAGGGGCCAGAGAGCAACCACCTGCCCCATCAGGTTCATCTGGATGTGAACATAGCAATTTCCCCAAAGAAGAAGATGGGCGACAAGAGCCTCCCACATCTGGATTCGGGTCTGCTCGGAGTTGGGTCGAAGGTGAAGAATGTCGTAGAGATAATGATCCGTCGCCTTTTTCTTGCCCCCTGAGGTCTCACGATAGACGTGAAGGGGCAGGGATGCCACTGTTTCGCTGATCTTCCGCACCGCAGCGAACACGGGCGAAAACTTCAGCGCCGAGCTTTCGCTCACATCGATCCCCGCCGCCGTCGGGGACTCCAGCCTCTGATACCAGAAGTCGGCAAAGGGATCGGCCACCGGCATCTGAGCAGACCTATACGCT